ATACTGGTCACGTCGTCCAGGTAAGTTCGTTGAACGTACAACAGGTCTTGCAATAGCAAATGGTGTTACCGACGTTAATGGCGCTGACTTCACCGGTAACGTTTCAATGTGGTATGAAACCCTCGTTGAAACCATTAACGATGTAAGTGCTGCTATCCACCGTAAGACATTACGTGGTGGTGCAAACTTCGTTGTTTGCGGTCCAGAAGTTGCCAATATCCTTGAATTCACCACTGGATTCCGTGCAAACGTTGTCCATGATGATGCCAAGGGTACAATCGGTGCTGTCAAGGCCGGTTCATTGAGCAAGAAATGGGATGTATTCGTTGATCCATACTTCCCACGTAACCTTGTTCTAGTTGGTCGTAAAGGTAGCAGCTTCCTAGAAAGTGGCTTCGTTTATGCTCCATACGTACCACTCCAAGTTACACCAACCATTTTTGGTACTGAAGATTTCGTACCACGTAAGGGTGTTATGACCCGTTACGCCAAGAAGATGGTACGTCCAGACATGTACGGCTTAGTGGTGGTCCAGGATCTTCTAGGTTGATAGTAACGGTTAGTTAATAAGAAGCCCGCCAGAAATGGCGGGTTTTCTTTTTTCAGAAGATAGAAACTATTTATATCTGTTAACGTGTCCATATTGGACGGGAGAAATAAACAATGTTTTTTTATAGTGAAGCGATAGCAGAAAATTCAGATCCATATTTTGCAAATGTATCATTACTTTTAAAAGGTGACGATACAAATGGAAGTACAAATTTTATTGATAGTAGCAATAATAATGTTTCAATTTCAAGAGTAGGAAATACAGTAATAAGTACTGCTCAAAGTAAATTTGGTGGTTCAAGTATTTATTTTGATGGAAATGGAGATATTATAAGTGCAGCTTCAAGTGATGGTTTAAATTTTGGAAATAGTGATTTTACTATAGAAATGTGGGTATATGCATCCCCAACAACCAATGCTAATCAAAAATGGTTATTTGGCAAAAGAACTTCGCCATATGTATATGGTGGATGCTTAAGTTATCTTACTTATGATCAGCCAAACAATAGGTATAATATAGCTTTTTATAGTACATTTAGCAACTCAACTTGGGAGATTGCTAATTCCAATATAAACAATGCTGTTATACCTACAAATACTTGGACACATTTAGCATTTGTTAGAAGTGGTACTGATTTTTCAGTTTATGTTGATGGAGTAAAATATTCATTCGCAACTAACTCTGGCACCATTCCTTCAAATAGTGCTCCATTTGTTTTTGGTTCAGTAGCAGATTATGATGGTAGTTTTGCCGCTTCTCATTATTCTGGTTATTTAGACGATATTCGTATAACAAAAGGAGTTGCAAGATACACAGCAAACTTTACACCACCAACAGCATTATAAATCATAAACCCGCCTGAAATATGGCGGGTTTCTTTTATATCTAATTGATCTATTTAAATACTATTTATAAAGTAACCATACTAATGGAGAATTTTATAAATGGCTGTACCTGTTCTCACGCCGAAACAACAAACAAGTGCAATTATATTGCCACCAACTGGAACATTTGTTAATGTAACAGGTAATCTACCTATTGGCGTATATTCTAATAGTGTTGATTTCGTAAGCGGTGCAGTTGATCAAGTTGCTTATACCTATAAAATGATCGGCGGTGATGTTCTTGATATAGAAATCACTGAAGGTCAAGTATATGCCGCATACGAAGATGCTGTTCTTACATATGGTTATTTAGTTAATCTTCATCAAGCAAAAAATTCACTTGGAAATATGCTTGGTTCTCCAACCGGTTCATTTGATAGTGATGGTGAAATAAAGAGTGGAAGTGCTCTTTATAATCTTGTAAGTGCTTCTGGTCCTCTAAATCTCTCATATCCAATGTATGATATATCTTCAATTACAGATATAGCAGATGCATTTTCGCATGAAGCGGGTGTAGGTGGAAAGGTAGATATATATTCAGCATCATTTGAAGCTATTCCAAATCAACAAGATTACGATTTACAAGCAATAGTGAGTTCTTCTGCATCTGATTCGGCTTCTTATTTATATGGAAAAGTAAATCCGGGAAATAGAATAAAAGTTAGTAAAGTATTTTATAAATCAGCAAGAGCTATGTGGAGATTCTATGGCTATTATGGCGGTTTAAATGCAGTAGGAAACCTTTCAACATATGGTCAGTATGCTGATGACAGTACATTTGAAGTTATTCCAGCATGGCACAATAAACTTCAAGCAATGGCATATGAAGATAATATTTATACTCGTATTTCTCACTATTCTTATGAGATAAAAAATAACAAACTTCGTCTTTATCCAATGCCCGATTCAACAGATATACATACCTTCTGGTTTCAATTTAGTGTAGGTTCCGGAAATGGCGCAAATGTTGGTATAGGCGCTGTTTCTGGCTCATCTTATACTGAAATAAGCGGAAAAGATCCAAGAATCGGCGGCGTTAATAATATTAATACTCTACCATTCTCAAATATTCCATTTGAAAACATAAATGCTATTGGTAAACACTGGATTCGTCGTTATGCACTTGCTGTTGCAAAAGGTATGTTAGCAGAAGTTCGTAGTAAATTCCAAACAATTCCAATTCCCGGCGAGAGTGTAACACTAAATGGTGCCGATCTTCGCGCACAAAGCAAAGAAGAGAAAGATGCTTTAAAAGAAGAATTGTTAAAGATTCTTGAAGATACAGATTACAACATTCTTGCTGAAAAGAGAAGTGCTTTGTCTGACAATGCTAATAAAATATTGGCAGCAGTTCCTAATGTTATATTTGTGGGTTAAAAATGGCTAAAAAGAAAACCGATCAAAAGAAATGGACTCAACCTGAACAGCCACCTCCTCCAATGTTTTTGGGGAAGAAAGAGAGAGATTTAACTAAGCAAGTAAATGATGAATTAATTGAAAGAGTAATCGGTCAAACAATCATTTATTTTCCTCTTAATGTCAAAAATAGCGATTTTCATCCTCTATATGGAGAAGCTATAAATAAACAGTTTCTAAGACCTATTGTTATAAAGGCATTAATAAAAATTGACGAACATCAAACGTCTACAGAATTATATGGTCTTGATAAGAGTTCAAAAATCACAGTAAATTTTCACAAAAGAAGATTGGCTGAAGATCAGGATTTATACGTAAGAGAAGGTGATATAATATTTTATGGTTTAAATTTTTATGAAGTTGTTAAATTAACAGAAACTCGTGCACTATTTGGTCAGATTGATCATAAGTTTGAAATTCAAGCTTCTTGCGTTCGTGTAAGAGAGGGGTTTTTTCACGAACCGTTAGCTATATTAGAAATAAGAGAAAAAATAAGATTAAATTTGGCACAAAATCAAGATCAATTAGAAGAAATAATAGACACAACACCAGTTGAAGCAGCGTGTGGTGGAAAAATACAGATAATATCTGGTAAAAGAACTTGGTCTAAAAGAAGTCAATATTTAGATTATGTAAATAATCCACAAAACTATAAAGGATGTATTGTTTATTTGTCAGATATTGATGAAGATGAAATATATGGAAATTTTGATCAGATTGATAAATTTTACTTTAATGAAGCAGGAGTTTGGATTGAAAGTCCTTTGTTTACACTACCACAGTGAGGCTCAAAAATGACAGAAAAAACAGAATACGAAAGAATTGGACTACAGCAAAATCAGGTTTCAATTGAACCTTCTACAATTGAGACAATAGATTTAGCCATTTATGATTGGCTTGATAATAAAATGAATATCCATACTAATACCAATCGTGGCTGGAAAAAGACTCCTGTTATATGGGTCGCTGCAGAAAGAGCGCATCAGATAAAATTTGATAAAAACCTCAGAGATATAAATGGTAATTTTATATTACCAGCAATAACAATACAAAGAGACAGCATAACAAAGAGTTTATCTAAAAAAGGTACTTTTAATGCAAATGTACCACCAGATGATTTTAGAGGTGGAGTCGTTACTGTTACTAAATTGCTTTCTCAAGAAAAATCAGACAATTATGCAAAAAATAATAATTTTAGAAAAACTGTGCAATATAATGTAAAAGAAAAAAATGAAAAATTAATTTATGAAATTACAAAAATTCCATTACCTATTTATGTTGACGTGAAGTATACTATTACTATTAATACTGAATATCAGCAACATATGAATGAAATAATCCAACCATTTATGACCTATACTGCTGGTATTACTCACTTTATGATTTCAAAAGAAGAACATAAATATGAAGCATTTTTTGAAAAAGATTCCTCTTTCAAAAATGGTGGAAATATTACAAAACTTGAAGAACAAAATCGTTTGTTTACAACAGAATTTTCGGTAAATGTTCTTGGATATCTGCTTGGTTCTGGTGCCAATTCTGAGAAGCCAAAGATAGTTACTTCAGAAACAATCGTAGAAATAAAATTACCAAAAGAAAGAGAAATGTTGAACGAATCAACCGAAAATGACAAAAAGAAATTTTATTAATTATTTACTTGTTTCTTTTGAAAGTAAATCTTACTATTTACTTGAGAAATACATGCTGTATAGGAGTATTTTATAATGAGTGGTGCAAATAAGTATCGTTTCGTTTCCCCCGGAATTCAAATAAAAGAAATTGATCGTTCACAGGTCAATAATTTAAATGACGCTGTAGGTCCAGTTGTAATTGGCCGTGCTCGTCGCGGTCCAGGTATGGTACCTGTAAAAGTACGTTCATATGAAGAATTCGTATCAATATTCGGTGAACCAGTTCGTGGTTCAACAGATGGTGATATTTGGCGTGAAGGAAACTTAACCGGTCCTGCATATGCATCATGGGCAGCTAAAGCTTATTTAGCAAATTCAAGTCCACTAACTTTCGTTCGTTTAATGGGTTCAGAACATCCAGAAGCAACTTCAAAAGGTTATGCTGGCTGGAAAACCGAAAACTCTATTTCAACTTCAAGTCTTTCAAATGGTGGCGCATACGGTCTTTTCATCGTACCATCAAGTTCAAATGCGCAAGTCACTGGTGCCCTAGCTGCTGTATTTTATGTTAATAGCGCCGCCGGATTGGCTCTTGTTGGACAAAATCCATCTGGCAGTATGGTTACTGCTTCAGCAGCATTTGTTAAATCAATCGGAAACAGTTTTGAATTCAGAATGAAAGTTCTTGAAACTGATAGTGTTAGTGGTTCAGCACTGTTAGATACATCATTTAACTTTGATAAATCATCAGACAAGTACATTCGTAAAGTATTCAATACAAATCCAACACTCGTAAATAGTGATATTACTTCTCTTGAAAATAGAGAAAAATATTGGCTTGGTGAAACCTTTACAGATTTCTTAAATGACAACGTTACAGGTTCGCTACAGGGTGGTGCTTATGCATTTATTGCAGGATTAAAGAGTACAACCGCAGATCTTTCAGATTATCAGCTATCAGCGCAGCCCGGTAAAACAGGTTGGGTCTTCTCTCAAGATTTAAGTACAATAACTGGCTCATACAATCCACAAAATATGTCTAAACTATTTAGATTTGTTGCTCTAGGTGGAGAAGGTGCTGGTGATTGGAATCAGCGTTCAATAAAGGTTGCTATAAAAGATGTCAAATATTCACCAACAGTATTTGAAAAATATGGTTCATTTACAGTAGAGATTCGCGCTACGTCAGATAATGATGCGCAGCCAAACGTACTTGAAGTATTTACAAACTGTAACTTGAATCCAAATTCAGAAAACTATGTTGCCAAGAGAATCGGCGACAAATATCTTGAATGGACCGATGATGTAGTTACCGGTGAAAAGAGACACAAAATGTTTGGAAACTATGATAATGTATCCAAATATGTACGTGTTGAAATGAACTCACTAATTGAAGAAGGTGGCACAGATCCAGAATGCTTACCATTCGGATTCTTAGGACCAGTTAAATATAAGACAGTTACTGTTGGCTCAGGTTCAGCAATAACTGGTACAGACTTGTTAAAAGCAGTTGGAGAAATTCCACTTGCTCCAGCCGGAACTACTAATACAATTGATGTATCAGGCATAGCAGCTCTAACGGCATCAATAAAGTTCCCAGAAATACGTTTAAGAGTATCAAGCTCTGAAGCTGGTGTATTAAACGATAGAGATGCATATTATGGAGCAGTAACAAGTGTTGGTACAAGAGCACAGTTTAATGAAGAATATGTTGATCTTGTAAGAGTTAAACCATATAATCTTGATACTTTCGTTCCAACCGGTTCATTAACCGAATACTCAACAATATTCAGTTTAGATGATGTATGCGAAGTATCAGGTGCTGCTGGCAAGTTCTTCTGGCAAAATGGAAGTCGCGTATCTGGCTCATCAATAAGTGCAGTAAGTTCTTCTTATAAATCAATATTAGACAAAGGTGTTGACAAATTCGTTGTACCAATGTTTGGTGGTTTTGATGGTCTAAATGTAAAAGAAAAAGAACCATTTGCAAATCGCGTTCTTGCTAAAGAATCTTCAGAAGCAAGAGACAATAGCGCAGTATACAGTCTTCAGAAAGCTATTGATATGGTTTCAGATCCAGAAGTTGTTGAAATGAATCTGTTAACTGTTCCTGGCGTTACCAATACAGCTATAACCAACAAGGTTCTTGAAACAGCTAAAGCAAGAAATGACACACTCGCAATAGTTGATATTGAAGGTGGTTACAAGCCAACAACTGAAGAAGCAACAGCAGAACGTAGCAGAATCGGTAATGTAACTACTGCTGTAACAAATATCAAATCAAGAAATCTAAATAATAGCTTTGGTTGTGCTTATTATCCATGGGTTTCAATTGATGCAGGCGGCGGTATTCCACTATGGGTACCACCATCAGTAGTAGCACTTGGAACAATGGCTAGTAGTCAAGAAGCTACAGCAGTTTGGTTTGCTCCAGCAGGATTTAATCGTGGTGGTCTAAGTAATGGTTCATCGGGATTACAAGTTCTTGATGTTCGTGAAAGACTATCACTAAAACAGCGTGATGCTCTATACGAAGTAAATGTTAATCCTATTGCTTCGTTCCCAAGTGAAGGTATAGTAATCTTCGGTCAGAAGACACTACAAGCAACAGCATCAGCACTTGACAGAATCAACGTACGTCGTCTTGCAATTTATCTCAAGGATAGAATTGCTAAGATTTCAAGAGGTATATTGTTTGATCCAAATCTACAAGTTACTTGGGATCGTTTCCTTGCGCAAGTTAATCCATTAATGGCAGATACAAAAGCAAGATTTGGTTTAAGTGATTACAAAGTTGTTCTTGATGGTACAACAACTACACCAGACTTGATTGACCGTAACATTATGTACGCTAAAGTTTATATCAAACCAGCACGTGCAATTGAATTTATCGCAATTGACTTCATCATAACAAATACTGGTGCAAGTTTTGACGAATGATATATATATTAATATAACAGATAAAGAGGAATCATAAAATGAGTTTAATCTGGACACAGCCTGCTTTAGAGCCAAAACGTAAATTTAAATATTTAATAAGTTTTAACAATCCACTTTTAGGAGATTTCAAATTTCTTGCACAAACTTGTGATCGTCCCGGTGTAAAAGTAGGCGTAAGCGAACATAAATATTTTGATAAGACTTATTATCATCCAGGTCGCATTACTTGGGAACCAAATCCTCTTAGTATAAAAATTGTTGATATTCAAACAACTGTTGGTAAAAACTCAACAGATACAAACGAAAGTTTATTAAGAATATTTGTAGAATCTGGTTTAAGCGGCATTATTCAAAGTAACGGTTCCGTGAGAACTATTGGTAAAGATAGCGCCGTAAATGCTTTAGGCGGTGTAACCATAAGAGTATTAAACGCATCTTTACAGGCAGACGGTCAAGTTGTAAATAATACCGATGGTTCAGCGATTGTTGGTTCTACTCTTGATAGTGGTGTTGCAGAAGAATGGGTGCTAAATAATGCTTGGTTAGAATCATTTAAACCAGATGGACTAGATTACGGCGCAGAAGATATATTAACAGTAACATTGACCGTAAGATATGATTGGGCAGAATTTAGATCTGGTGACGCAATTCGCTCCAGTGAAAGAGCAATTAATAAGTTTAGCTGATAGAGGTGATAAATGAACGATAGAGACAATGAACGTAGGTTGCAAATAGCAGCTGAAGATACAGTCTCTACAAATCAAGTTGCAAGCGGCGGGCTAAAGTCAAAATTAGACTTGGCCTTTGCCGCTCCAACTGTTTTTGTAGAGTTGCCATCAAAAGGGCGTTTTTATAAAGCAGGAAGTCCTTTACATGGAAAAGAAACTTTAGAAATAAAGTTCATGACAGCAAAAGAAGAAGATATTCTTACTTCTAAAGCCCTAATCAAAAAGGGCGTAGTTTTAGATAGATTATTAGAAAGCGTTATTGTAGATAAATCTATTAATGTAGGCGAACTCCTTGTAGGAGACAGAAATGCTCTACTTATAGATGCAAGAATATCAGGTTTTGGAAGCAAATACGTAACAAGTGTTGGTTGTCCAGCTTGTAATACCGTAACAAAACATGCTTTCTTGTTAGATGAAAACAAAAAAATGATTGAAGGTACAATACCAGAACATCTAGCAGATAAAGTTAAACATATAGAAGATAAGTTATATGCCATAACTCTTCCACAAACAGGAGTTACTGTACATATTCGTTTAATGACTGGTAATGATGAAAAAGCTATTGTGCAAATAAATGAAGTAAATAAAAATAATGCTGTAGATAATAGTAATACACAACAGTTAAAACTACTGATTGAAAGTGCAGAAGGGGAAAAAGATAAAAAACTCATAAGTCAATTCGTTGATGTTATGCCGCTTAAAGATTCAAGATTCCTCAAAGAAGCTTATAAAGCTATAACTCCAAATGTTGATTTAACTCAGCATTTTGAATGTAAAGCCTGTGACTACAGCGCAGACATGGAGGTTCCATTTAATTTGGAATTTTTTTGGTCTAAGTGATGAATACATAGAAAGTGTATATGAAATGTTCTTTGCTCTCAAATATCATGGAGGGTGGAGTTTCACGGAAGCATACAACTTACCAATACCAATCAGGGACTGGTTTGTCAAGCGTTTGGTTAAACAGAAAAAGGAAGAAGCTGAACAAATAGAGAAAGCTTCTAAAGGCAGATAAACAAAATATATACCTTGCTACTAAATAATAATGTAGCAAGGTATTTTATTTAGGAACATTTTATAAATGGCTGATAAAAATTTAAATGACATTGTGCAACAGCTTGTTGATGCTTTAAGTGAGCGTCTTGGTAGTCAGCAATCTGGAAGTTCGGAAGCAGGAACTGCTAAAAAATCAAAAACAAAGCCAAAAATAACAGCCGAAGAAGCTTCAGAATTAAACATTGAAGATTTACAAAATTATATAAAAGAACAAGAGAGGTGGTCAGAAGAAATAAAAAGAAATACAAGAATAGCGCAAGAAGCAGCGGAAGAAACAATTGATTCAGAAGAAATAATTGCAGAGCTAAAACAAGAAAGATTGAATCAAATAAAAGAAGAGTTTAAAGAAAATCAAAAATTATTATTACAATTTCGAAAAAAATTAGATGATGCTGAAAAGGCTTATATAAAAGATGATAAGGCAATAGCCGATTTAAAAGCAAAGATTAAACTTGTTCAAGACGAAGCAACAGAACAAGCAAAAATTCTTGAAAGTGCAAAAAAAGAAGAAGAGATAAAAGAAAATATATCTTCCATTGGTAAAGAAATATTCCAAGGAGCTTTAAAATACGGACAAGAATTAGAAAAACATATAATGAATATCAGCAAGCTTAATGGTGGCTATGCTGAACATGGAGAAAAATTAAGAGAAGCAAACGTACAAATATATCAAGCTACTGCCGGCACGGGTATAATGTTTGAAGAAGCAAATGCGGCGTTTGCTGGTTTATCACAAAATTTTATAGGACTAACAACACAATCGCAAGAAGCTATTAAAACCATGGCCGTTGGTACGGCACAATTAACAAAAGTTGGAGTTGATGCAGGGTCTGCAGCAAAGGGCATGGATAGCTTAGTTAATGCGATGGGAAAAGCTCCACAACAAGCTTATAAAATACAAGAAAGTTTTGTTCAAATGGCAGCAAAAAATCGTCTTGCTCTTGGTGCTGTGAGTCAAGCTTTTGCTGAGAATTCAAGTCGTTTCGTTGGTTATGGCGAACAAATGACAAAAGTTCTTGATGGACTAGCAGAGCAATCATTAAAAACTGGAATTCAAATAAACAAACTAGTTGGTATCGCACAAGGATTTGATACATTTGAAGATGCAAGTAAGAAAGTTGGTAATTTAAATGCACTATTAGGCGGCGACTATTTTAATAGTGTTGAAATGTTGACAGCTAGCGATGAAGAAAGAATAAAATTACTCAAAGAAGGCGTATTGAACAGCGGAATGCAATGGGAAAGTATGAACCGCTTTCAAAAAATGGCGATTGCTAACGCTGCAGGAATAACCGACTTAAACGAAGCATCAAAAATGTTTGGTGAAACATCTCTTCATAATACAAAACAACAAGCAGAAGCAGCTGCTGTTCAAAAAACACTTGCAGAACAAGCTGAAAGTGTTAGCACCTCTATGGACAAAATGAAGAGTGTATTAAATGGTGTTATAATAGCTCTAGATCCGCTTGTTAGCTTATTTGGAATGTTGGTTACGGCAATAGT